GGTGTATACTCAGAGAAGGGATATATCTGGAGATATGTACCGAATGAACGTATTGTTATGCTTAAACTTGAAAAAGTTATCAATCCTGATTTGCATCTGGATACTGACAAAGAGAAGGCAGAAAAACTTCAAGCTCTTATAGATACGATACAAAATGACAATATTAATAAAAATCGTGAAGATATAGAGAATTTACAAAATGATACAAACCGGTAATAATTATCTAGGCAATCCCAATCTAAAAAGAGCTAATGTACCTGTTGAATGGACAGAGAAACAGATTGAGGAATACACACAATGTATGAAAGATCCTCTATATTTTATCGAGGCCTACATTCGAATTGTTTCTCTTGATGAAGGATTGGTGCCATTTAAACTATACGATTTTCAAAAAGAAATGGTTGGTACGTTTCACAAAAATCGTTTTACAATCTGCAAACTTCCAAGACAATCTGGTAAATCAACAACGATTATTGCGTATCTTCTGCACTATGTCTTATTCAATACCAATGTTAATGTTGCGATACTTGCAAACAAAGCAGCGACCGCTAGGGACTTGCTAGGACGGTTACAACTCGCTTATGAACACCTTCCTAACTGGTTACAACAGGGAGTGATGACATGGAACAAGGGTAGTCTGGAACTAGAGAACGGTTCCAAGATACTTGCATCATCCACATCTGCAAGTGCAGTTCGTGGTGGCTCTTACAACATTATATTTCTAGATGAGTTTGCATACGTTCCTTCTAATGTTGCAGAGGAATTTTTCAGTTCGGTGTATCCTACGATATCTTCTGGTAAAACCACAAAAGTGTTGATAGTATCGACGCCTCATGGTATGAATATGTTTTATAAGTTATGGATCGATGCAGAGAACGAAAGAAACACATATATTCCAATCGAGGTGCATTGGAGTGAAGTGCCTGGCCGTGATGAGGAATGGAAGAATGAAACTATCAAGAACACTTCTCAGTCGCAGTTCAATACAGAGTTTGAATGTGTTTCGGGTGATACAAAGATTACTCTCAAAGACCCTGATACTGGAAAGATATTTAATGTAAATATTGAGGATTTAATGTCTAAAACATATGAAGTGCTATCACCATCTGGGTTTGTAAAGTTTTCTGGTATACAAAAAGTATCACGCAGCAAATATCGTCATTTTATTTTTGATGATGGTGCTGAGTTAAAGTGTTCCCTTAACCATAGATTTGGTAAAGATGAGATATTAGCATCATCACTCTGTCACGGAGCAGAGTTGCAGGGTAAAAAGATACTCTATGCTGAAGATGTTGAGGAAGATATTGATTTATACGATTTGTTAAATGTTGGTGGTGGAAATCTCTATTACACTAACGGATTAGTATCACACAACTGCGAGTTCCTTGGTTCAATTGATACATTGATTACATCGCATAAATTGAAAACACTTGCGTATCTAGACCCAGAAAAATCGCATAAGGGTTTTGATATGTATGAATTACCGCAACAAGGGCGGACATATATGTTAACAGCGGACGTATCAAGGGGTACGTCCAATGACTATTCTGCGTTTATTGTGTTTGATATATCGGAAATTCCCTACCGAATTGTTGCGAAATACAGGGATAACGAAATAAAACCTCTTATCTTTCCTAATAAAATATACGATGTCGCAAAGGCTTATAATCAAGCATTTGTACTGGTTGAAGTCAACGATATCGGAGAGCAAGTTGCAAATGCATTACAATACGATGTGGAATACGATAATTTGATTATGGCATCCATGCGTGGAAGAGCTGGACAGATTTTAGGTAGTGGGTTCTCTGGTGGTAAGGCTCAAATGGGGGTAAGGACAACTAAAGCAGTCAAGAAAATAGGATGTTCCAATTTAAAACAATTAGTAGAGGATAATAAATTGATTGTACAGGACTATGACTGTATCAATGAACTATCAACCTTTATTGTTAAGGGTTCATCATTTGAAGCAGATAGCGGTTGTACTGATGACTTGGTTGCGTGTATGTTTATCTTTGCATGGACAACAGACCAACAATATTTCAAAGAACTCACAGACCACAACATACGTCAACAGATGTATATGGAACAACAAAACCAACTCGAACAGGATATGGCTCCATTCGGGTTTGTGATTAACGGATTAGAAGAAGAAAATGCGGGAAGTATGACTGATGAATATGGAACTCGTTGGTCGCCTATCGTGCGTACCTATGATTCAGATTGGTAATCAGGACAGAAAGGAATATTTCGGGTCTATTAGATCGTAATCAAGTTTAATCCAACAGTTAGAACAGACGATTCTTGACTTTTCTATAAATTCAATAACGTCTTTACGACTTTCTTGATTCATACCTTTTCGTTTGGTTTGTTTACGAATCTCTACATCATGGGGGTAGAACTTGAGACATACTGTTTCACTTTCACCACAATGCACACAGGACTCATCAGCAAGGTATTCATTTAGCCATGCAACACGTTTGCGATAATTTCTTCTCGCAACTTTCTTTATGGTAGTACTATATTTTTCGTAATGTGTATTTGTCATACTTTTATTTATATGTTTCTGTGCATATAAAAATGCGATTTGTAAAATTAGTTTTTTATAAATATTCCCAAGAGTAAAGATAATAATATTCTTTAAGAAGGAGTACAAACTATGGGTTTCTTAGTCTCACCGGGCGTTCAGGTCAATGAAGTTGATTTAACGAATGTCGTTCCAGCGGTTGCAACCTCCATTGGTGCGATTGTGGGGCCATTTGAAAAAGGTCCAGTTTCTTCTGTGACTGATATTTCGTCAGAAGAAGATTTAGTAAAGGTTTTTGGTAAACCTAATGCAGATAATTTCGAGTGGTGGTTTACCGCTGCTAATTTTTTAGGATATTCAGATTCCTTAAAGGTTGTTCGTGCAGAATCAGCAATAGTTAATGCAGGCACAACTAGTGGGATTCTTATTCGTGATACCGATCATTATTCAGAGTCATTTGCAAGTGGACAAGGTTCTGTTGGTGAGTGGGCTGCAAGATCTGCCGGTACATGGGGTATCGGAATTGGAGTTTCTGTTTGTGCAACAGCAAGTGCATATGAACAGACTGCTGTAACCACGACAAGTGGAGCAGAAGCTGCTGCTCAAACGGACATATCTGTAACCAGTGCCAGTGTTATTAATATTGGTGACTTAGTAAACTTTGGTGAAACTGAAGGTTATGAGTATGAAGTTACTGCTAGAAACACTGGAACAAATGTAATCACAGTTAGGTTAAAAGATGACCCGAATGGCCAAGGGTTGCAAAATGCAGTATCTTCGGGTACGAATATTCGTAGACGTTGGAGATGTTATGACCTTTTTGATGGCGCGCCTGGCACATCTGCATGGGCAACACAAAATGGTCGGGGAACTGCTGATGAGTTACACGTTGCTGTTTACGACACAACTGGTGACATAACAGGGTTTGATGCTGACACAAAGGGAGAAAGAACCAATGCGGCAATCGAAGTCTTCCCAAGACTGTCTAAAAACCCAAGTGCAAAAACATCACAAGGTGGTAACAATTATTATGCTGATGTAATTTACAGACAGTCAGAGTTTGTTTTCTGGATGGATCATAATACAGCTGGTGCAAACTGGGGCACAAACGTAGATGGTGCAGCTGGTTTCATCATAATGAACGGAACAGATGGTTCTTCAACTGATGCTGGAGACAATATTGTTTTTAACCGAACTGATTCTGGTGGAACAGATGCAGGCGATAGTATTACATTGGACAGTGGTACATCTGGATATTCTGCTCAAGACACTCCAACTAAAAATGAATTGCTTGGTGGTACAGATGACTACTCTGCATCAGCAGGAGAATTAAAGGCTGGTTATACAAAATTTGAAGATACAGAATCATTAGATGTTAACTTGGTCTTAGGTGGCCCAGGCGGAGGTGCTGGTGACAGTTCATCTGATCAAGACACCCATGTAACCATGATTACGGATATGGTTGAGAAACGAAGAGATTGTGTAGGATTTGTATCACCATATAGGTCTGCAACGGTTAACGTAACATCTACAATTACACAAACAAGTAATGTTAAGACAGCATTTGATTTATGTCCGTCATCCTCTTACATGGTATACGATAGTGCATACAAATATATGTACGACAAATATAATGACGTATATCGGCATGTACCAATGAACGGTGACACGGCTGGACTTTGTGCATATACGGACAGAGTAACCGATCCGTGGTACTCGCCCGGCGGTTATAATCGAGGTAACGTAAGGGGTGCGATTAAACTATCTTATAATCCAACCAAGGCTGATAGAGACATTCTCTATCGTGCGAGAATTAACCCAATAGTTAACTTTCCAGGCCAAGGTGTGGTTCTGTTTGGTGACAAGACTGCACTTTCTAAACCAAGTGCGTTTGATAGAATCAACGTGCGTAGATTGTTCTTGGTTCTTGAAAAGGCAATCGCAACAGCATCTAAATTCCAACTCTTTGAGTTCAACGATGAATTTACAAGAGCTCAATTTAGAAGTTTGGTAGAACCTTTCTTGAGAGATGTTCAAGGACGCAGAGGTATTACAGATTTTAGTGTCATATGTGACGCATCAAACAATACAGGATTTGTCATAGATAGAAACGAGTTTGTTGCAGACATCTACATTAAACCTGCTAGATCAATTAACTTTATAACACTGAACTTTATCGCAACACGAACTGGTGTTGCATTTAGTGAAGTTCAAGGATAGTAGGAGAATAAGATGGCAAGTATAGACGATTTCAAAGCTAATCTAATTGGTGGGGGTGCTCGAGCAAACCAATTCAGAGTCACAATTACTCCACCGCCTGGCATTGCAATTGGACTAGATGTTAGAAGAACATCGTTTCTTTGTACTGCGACAAATATGCCTGGCATGACGCTTGGTGAAATTCCAGTTCCATTCAGAGGAAGAAGCATTTATGTATCTGGTGATAGGCCAGAATTTGAAGCATGGACAACTAATTTCTACAACGATACGGACTTTATGATTCGTAACGCAATGGAACGATGGAACAACGGTATCAATGATTTAAAAACCAATCTTGGTATTACTTCTCCTGCTGATTATCAATCTGACCTATTCGTTGAACAATTAGACAGGGATGAAACAGTTCTAAAAAGTTATATTTTTAAATCTGCTTATCCACTGACGGTTGCTCCTATTGAATTATCCTCGGCAACAGCAGGTGAACTTGAAACATTTGATGTTACTTGGAGATATCAACATTTTGAAGCATCTGGCGTAAACTTCTAAATTATAACCTACTAAATAAAACAACGTAGTAGGAGTTATTATGGCTGAACTTTTTGGATTTCGTTTTGAAAGACTAAAGGACGTTGGGGGAGAGAAATTTACTCTCCCAGCGCCCGATGATGGCACTGTAGAAATTGCCGGTGGTGGCTTCTTTGGTCAGGTTTTAGATACTGATGGCCGAGAGCGAACTGAACTGGATTTAGTTCGTAGGTATCGTGACATTGCACAACAACCCGAATGTGATTCTGCAATTGAAGATATTGTTAATGAAGGTATTGTCGCAAATGAAATGTCTCAAGCTATATCCATTGTTTTAGATGGATTACCTTATCCCACCAAGATTAAAAAGAAAATTACCGAAGAATTTAATGGGGTTCTTAGACTTCTTGATTTTGATGTCAAGGGACATGACATTTTTCGTAGATGGTATGTTGACGGAAGAATGTTCTTTCATAAGGTCATTGATAAAAAATACCCACGAAGGGGCATTCAAGAATTAAGATATATTGACCCAAGTAAAATCAAAAAGGTCAGAGAAGTTGCCAGAGAAACAAAGCAGGGAACAAGTATAGAGTTAATAAAGAAAGTTGATGAGTATTATTTGTATAATGATAAAGGTGTTGCAAGCCAGGGGACTTCTCAGGGAATAAAAATTGCATCCGACAGCATTAGTTATTGTCCGTCTGGTGTAATCGATCAGAACAAAGGACACGTTCTTTCTTATCTTCATAAAGCAATTAAACCTGTTAACCAGCTACGCATGATTGAAGATGCACTGGTTATCTATCGTATATCAAGAGCTCCAGAAAGACGTATCTTCTATATCGATGTTGGTAATTTGCCCAAGATAAAGGCAGAACAGTATCTTAAAGATGTGATGAACCGTTATCGTAATAAACTGGTTTACAATGCATCAACTGGTGAGATACGAGATGACCGTAATCAGATGAGTATGTTGGAAGATTTCTGGTTGCCTCGTAGAGAAGGTGGCCGAGGAACAGAAATTACAACTTTGCCTGGCGGTTCTAACTTGGGTGAGATTGATGACATTGTTTATTTCCAGAGAAAATTGTATCGTTCATTGAACGTACCTGTCTCTCGTATGGAAGCTGAACAGTCCTTCAGTCTTGGACGATCAACAGAGATTACAAGAGATGAACTGAAGTTCACCAAATTTGTACAACGGTTGCGTAAAAAATTTACTGCACTGTTTACAGATGTACTTAAAACACAACTCATACTCAAGGGTGTTATTACTCTTGAAGATTGGTCAAACATTAAAGAGCATATACAATATGACTTTTTACAGGACGGACATTTTGCAGAACTCAAAGAAGCAGAACTTCTGAAAGACCGATTAGAAGTTTTACAAACAGTAGAGTCTTATGTCGGTACATTCTTCAGTAAGAAATGGATTCAGAAGAACGTACTAAATATGACTGAAGCAGAAATTGATGTTATGCAAGATGAAATAAATAAAGAATCTGGAATGGATCCAGAGGATGGCGGAGTCGATGTTCCAGATAACACAGATGGTGTTACGAGGTATCCTCAAGTCGATGGGGCTCCTATAGATCCTGATGATCCAGCTGGAACTGGTAACGGAAATGGAGATTATTAATGAGCGTTAACGATTTAGTAGACACATTAGTTAAGGGAAGTCATCTTGAATCAGAAGATGCATTTAAGAGCGCAATGGCTGATAAGGTTGGTGCCGCACTGGAAATCAAACGACAAGAAGTTGCAAACAGTTTTGTTAGGAGTATTCCAGAGGTGGAGGAAAATGCCGAAGAAGTTTGAGCAGGTATACATCCCTGTCTTGGAAAAAGACGAGCATAAAAAATCTAAGGAGTATAATAAGTTATCTCCCAAGATGAAGAACGCCGTTGACGATATTTTCAAGAAAATGGATGATAAACCTTCAGATTTCCTAAATACTTTTGAGAAAACTATTACAATGGTTTCTAAGAAACATAAAGTTCCAGAGAAAAAACTCATGGATTACTTTGAAAAAGAAATACTGGCAATTTAAGGAGAGATTATAATGGCTTTTGCGACTAGAACATTAAGAGATACTGCAATGGGAAGCGTTTCTGGCGCTGTAGGCGGAATAGTGACTATCTTAGTTAACATTGATAATGATACAACTACAACAAATGCTATCCTAGATGCAAGTGGTCTGAGCGGTCATGCAAACGGAGCTAAATTACACATCAAAAGACTTTGGTGGGGTTTAGTACAAGGAACTGCTGATGATGATACAGGTCATGCTGCAATTATTGAACAGGGTGATTCAGATGTAACATTAATTGACCTTGCTGGAAGTGGACATTATGATGGTTCTGCTGGGTTGATTAAATCCAATGCAACAAATACTGGAGCAACTTCTGGTGATATGGAACTATCTTGTCAAGGTACATCAGGTTTTATAATGATTGAGTTTGTTAAAGATGAAAATTATACTGCATAGCAGGGGTTAGATAACAATGGATACAGTCAAATTAATATCTGAACAATTCTCTGATGAGATAGAATATCTCTGCGAAGAAAAAGAGAATGGTAAGAAAGAATACAAAATAAAAGGTATTTTTATGCAAGCGGATATCAAGAACCGTAATGGTCGAGTGTATCCAATGGAAATACTGCAAAAGGAAGTAAAGAGATACAACAAAGAGTATATTAATGAGAAACGTGCGTTTGGTGAGCTAGGACATCCGGATGGCCCAACGGTAAACCTTGAACGTGCATCGCATATGATTACTGCATTGTATCCCGATGGAAAAAATTTCATCGGTGAAGCAAAGATACTTAAAACACCTATGGGTGAGATTGTGAAAAATCTCATGGACGAAGGTGCAAAATTAGGCGTGTCCTCTAGAGGAATGGGTAGTTTGGATCAGAAGAATGGTGCGAACTACGTTAGAAGTGATTTTTACCTTGCAACTGCAGCTGATATTGTTGCAGATCCTTCCGCACCCAACGCATTTGTTGAAGGGATTATGGAAGGAAAAGAATGGGTTTGGAATCATGGATCACTTGTAGAGGCCGAATTAGTGCGTATGAAAGGTCGAATAGAACAGAAAACTCGATTTAAACACGCAAAAGAGGATGCTTTAGAGTTTGCAAAGTTCCTCAAAATGTTATAATTTATAAATAATCTTAATAAGAATATAAGGAGAAATCCCCATGGCGGATAACGAATTAGATACAACGATTGAGGAACTCGAAGCAGAAGTTCTTGCAGAGCTTGAAGAGGCCAATGGACAGGATGCTCCGAAGAAAAGTGGAGCTCCTGCTGACAAAATGGACAAAGTAGATGGCGAAGTCCAAGACACAGGTAAAGCAGTAGTTGACCCAGAACAAAAAGATGCTCCGGTCAAGAAGGTCGTAGCAAAAGCAAAAGAAGTAGGTGGTGAGAAATCACAGAAGGGTGAAGGAAAACCTGAGAAGATGCAAAAACTTGCTGCTGGTGATGAAGTAGATCACGATGGCGAAGTTATTGCAG